AATTCAACCTTGGCAAAATCGCAAATGTTCCGCAGGGCTCTGACCTTTGGCACGAGCTCCGCGCCAAGCGCCTGACAGCCAGCGAAGCGCCAGCGGCAGCCGGCAAGTCGAACTACCAAACTCGTAACGGCCTGCTTGACCAGAAAGCCACCGGCCTTGTGCCGGAGGTGAGCAGCCATCAGCAGCGCATCTATGATGACGGCCATCGGGCAGAAGCAGGCGCAAGGCCGCACGCTGAAAACTTAATCGACGATGAGCTGTATCCGGTTGTGCTGGACGACGAGGAAGGCGGCTTTCTGGCCTCTATGGACGGACTGACCATGGATCGAAAGATTGGCTTTGAGCACAAGCTGTTTTCCGAGTCGTTGGCCAAGCAGATTGATTCCGGCGAACTGGAAGAACACTACATGCTCCAACTGGATCAGCAGTTCGCTCTGTCCGGTGCCGAGAAGATCCTATTTGTTGCCTCTAACGGCACTGAAGAAGCGTTCAAATACCTGTGGGTTGAGCGTGACGAATCCCGATTCCAGCCTTTGCTGTCCGCTTGGGAGCAGTTCGATAAAGACCTGGCCGATCACAAGCCCGCCGAAACTGAGCAGCCAAAGGCCGAAGGCAAAGCCCCTGACGCCCTCCCTGCCCTGTCCGTTCAGGTGCAAGGCATGGTCACTGCAAGCAACCTGAAGGAATTTGAATCACACGCCAGGTCTGTACTCAATTCTATCAACACCGATCTTCAGACTGATAGTGACTTCGTTTCAGCCGAGAAAACCGTGAAGTTCTGCAAGGACGTTGAAAGCCGCCTTGATTCAGCAAAAGAGAACGTACTGGGCCAGATGCAGACCGTTGACGAAGTGGTGCGCTCCATTGATGCGATCAAGGAAGAAACCCGCCAGATCCGACTGAAGCTGGACAAGGCGGTGAAGGAGCAGAAGGAGTCTCGGAAGCTGGAAATCCTCCAGTCCGCAAAGCAGGATTACGACACCTTCCTGCGCAGTCTGGACGTTGGCCAATACATGCCACTGGCAATGCCGGACTTTGCTGGAGCCATGAAGGGCAAGCGCACCATATCCAGCTTGAAAGACGCCTGCGACGACCTGACCGCACAATCAAAGATTGAAGCCAACGAATTGGCGGCGGTGATTCGCGGAAACATGGCGCAGCTTGCCGAAAATGCCGGTGACTATAAATTCCTGTTCAACGATTTCAGCCAGCTGTGCCAGAAGCCTGCAGACGACTTTGCCGCAATCGTTAAGTCCCGCATTGCTGACCATGAGCAGGCGGAAGCGGTACGGCTGGAAGCTGAGCGCGCCAAGATTCGGCTGGAAGAAGAGGCGAAGGCCAAGCTCGAAGCTGAAGCGGCTGCAAAGAAGGCAGAGGATGAGCGCCAGCAAGAAGCGGATCAGCAAGCGCTAAAACAAAAGCAGGCAGAACAGAATAAGCGCTTGGCAGCGGAAGCTGAGATGGCCAAGGCTGAGATGGCCAGCCGTGAGCAGTACGACGAGGGCCAGAAGGCTGCCAAGCAACCGGCGCCGGTGGCAGCGAAAGCGGCACAGTCTACCCCGGTCAACAAAGGCGCTCACCCTGAACGGCCAAGCACCGCCGAGATCATATCGGTTTTGGCCAGTCATTACGGCGTTGATACCGGAGTAGTAGCTCTTTGGATCCACGAACTTAAAGTTCAGGAGGCCGCATGACTGTCCGCCGAGATTTGACCACCTCGGATATGGCCCGGCTGCGCACCTACTCGGCCCAGGGGATGGCAAAGACCCATGCCGCAAAAGAGCTGGGCGTCAGCCATCGTTGGATAGACGTGTCGGCTAAAAGGCTCGGGATGATTGAAGAGATCGACCGACTTTTCCCGCGCGACTATCAGAAACTCAGAGCTTTCTCGCTCGGGGATGGGCAGACCCGGCGACTGAAAGCCCTTGTCGAAGCACAGGTCCCGATGCGCGACATCGCGCAGAAGTTGGGCTGCTGTGAAATGACACTTCGCAAAGCGATCAAGGATGCGGGGATCGGTAAGGAAGTCTCTGCGCTGATGCGGCGCAACAAAAAAGCTCAGGATCCTGAAGCGGCGGTCACTGAAAAGCTGCCGCGTGACGTGGATCCTGCCGTGAACTGGCTGACTAGATCTTGGAGGGCAGCATGAAACTCGCATACACCGACGACGATTGGGAGCGCGCCGAGTACGACTATCGGTGCAAGAAAGAAGAGCGGCGGGTGATGGATAACTCCGTCGAAATATACGAAGCCTTTGCCGGGGATCAGCTAGAGGAAGACGAGCGGCGAATTAAGGGGTGCATTGTGAGTGATATTGAACGGGAAGAATTTGAGCAGGCAGTAGCGGACAAGTGGTCCGACAGTTACAAATTTACACGATTCGGTGATGAGGATTACTACGACGAGGTCCTCGAAGGGATGTGGCGGGGATGGCAAGCCAGCCGCCAGGCGCTTGAGGGTGAGGCCGTGGCAGAAATAACAGAAGGTCACGTTTTGCAATGGCGCCCTCCGTATAATCGCCCACCGGTCGGAACAAAGCTATATGCCCAGCCACCCACCAAGGCCGATGAGCAGGCACACAAAAGAGTCCACGAGTATGACGGGGCGCATAAGTGCCTTGATTGTGGCGCTCAGTGGGGAGCCCTGCCAGGCCATCCGAAAGAGCCTGAGCACTGCGCCGCCCTCGCCCAGCCTGTAAGTGTGCCGGATGGCCGATCAAATGAGTGGCTGAAAACCCTTGACCGCTGGATTGACTTGATGGATCGCTTGGGAGGGGGAGCCAATAAACACTTCAGTGCAGCGAGAAATTTATCGAGTTAAAACAGAGGTAATGCGTTACCGCAAACATAAAGTAGCGCCAAAGCAGGAGCAGGACGATGAGTGACACTATTTCCACTGACAACAGCAAAGTGAACGCGGGGCTAATTGCGGAGAACGAGCGATTGCAGGCGCGGTTGGCCGAACTGGAAGGCTCAGAAATGACCTGCATTAAAACTCTGGTTGATATTCGGTTTGCTTGCGGAGACGACGGTAAGCGGATGCAGGGCGAGCTTGTTGAGTACATTGCTGAGTTGAGTCGCAAGGCTGTGAGTGTGCCGGAGTGGATTAAGTGTAGTGATAAGATGCCAAAAATAAATTCTCCGGTTGTCGTGGCACGCATTTCTGACAACGATGGAAAGCCTTGCTTAGACAGCGGTGTGGCAGCTCTACAGCCCAATAATGGCTGGATTGGATTGGGTGTCTTTATAGACCAAAATAGATGCGGGAACCATTTACCAAAATGATTTTAGCGTGATGGATGTTACCCACTGGATGCCACTGCCCAAGCCACCAAAGCAGGAGAAAAGCCAATGAGCGGTGTAATAACGAAAATACATCTTTCTCCAACTGCAGCCGGAAAGCTATTCCAGAAAGCGTGCGCGCTAGAAAAAGAGATTGAGCGCTTGCAGTCTCGAGTGTCTGAAAATTGTGATGCTCCCACAGGCTGGATAGCCCCTGACAAGTACAAGGCGGCGTGTGAATCAAAAATGGAGTTTTCAAGACAATTAAAGAATTGCGCGAGCAAAATGAAAAGTTGCAGGCGCGAGTGGCTGAACTTGAGTCTGACGAGCAAGAGATGGCAGGAGACAACAATGTTTGAGATGCGTGAGATAAAGTGCAAAGAGTGCAAGTCGATCATCGGCTATTCTGACGCAGACTATGCGCCGCTGATCTTGTGCAAAGCTTGCGCGAACAAGGAGAACGACCAATGAAACGCCACACACTAGAAGAGCGCATCCGCGATGAAACCGGCCTGACGGTCAAGGAGTTCACGTCACAACTAGGAATCAAGCCGTCCGTTCTTCTGAGGTATCACAACAGCAACCGGGTTATGCTGAGAATTATTATTGCGGGTTATCGGAGCGAGGTACGCAGGAAGGTTGGCGTGCCTGCTTAGATTGCAGGGCGTAAAGGCTTTGCTCTCGCTTGTCCCGGCGTTTTTGGAAGTAGAAATTTACAGCGAAGGTGGCGAGGGCTAACACTGTACCGACCAGCATCATAATTTGATTAAATGTCATGGCCCCCCAGGTAA